GATGATGATGGTGATAGCAATGCGGTAAGCATAGCAAAATTGGCTGCGTTAGAGGATATTGTTGACTCGATGATGGCAGAGAATAAAAAGCTTGTAATAATGGCGAGATTTGTTCCAGAGCTGAATGATATTCAGGAGATGTTAGAAAAGAAAGGCATTGGTTACGCTGCAGTTAGAGGTGGCGTAAAGGATCGTGCTGAAGAAATCAGAAGATTTCAGGAAGATGATGACTGTATGGTTTTTGTTGGACAAATTGCGGCGGCAGGCTTGGGCATAACACTTACAGCTGGATCTACTATGGTCTTTTATTCGATGGGCTACAGCATGTCAAATTTTGAACAGGCAAAAGCGCGTATTCATCGTGTGAGCCAAAAGAATGATTGTCTTTATATTTACCTGATTGCAAAGGGAACAGTGGATAGAAAGGTTTTGAAATCATTAAGAAGCAAAGTGGATTTAGCAAAACTATTAGTAGATGACTATAGAAAAGGGAAGAACCCGTTTGAGGTGTAGGAGGATTTGGTGATGGATAAAAAGATTTTTGAATTAGCTGACCAGCTTAAGGCAGCAAAGGATAAGAAAAAAGAATTAGATGCGCAGGTTAAGGAGATTAGCGCTGAAATAGAGCGCCTTGATCAGGCTCTCTCAGATGCGATGACAGAGGCAGAATGTGAAAGATTTAGTCGTAATGGAAGCACTTTTTATTTGAGTAGCAGGTTGTATGCATCTCCGATTGCCGGACAGAAGGAAGCTATGTTCGCAGCACTTAAGAGTAATGGTTTTGGTGAAATTGTGACGGAGACTGTAAATGCTAATACATTGGCATCATTTGTAAAAGAGCAGCGTGAACTCAATGAGGATGTAATTCCGGAATGGATAAGCGAGGTTGTAAGCATTTTTGAAAAGGTAAGTGTTGGCATCCGTAAGGGATAAATCAGAGAGGGTTTAAATTCTCGGCTTGTAGTAGGGGCAAATGAATTGCTCCTAACACAAGCTCAAAGAAACGGAGGAAAAGATAATATGAGCGATAAGAATTTAGTTACAAGTAATTCAGAGAACACAGAGGTTACAGTAGGTGGATTTGCAGGTGTTACAGGTCTTGGATTCTTAGAAGAGGGAATGGATGATTGCCAGGGACTGGAATTCTCTTTTGACCGTATCAAGATTCCGGCAGGTGGTTCCACAGCATTTGAGGTGCCTGGTGAGAGTGAGGAATATGTGGAAATGGTAAAGGACGTTACAGGTGTAATTCTTTATAACCATCCTGCTTTTTCTTACTACACCGAGAAGTATACCGGTGGTAATAATCCGCCTGAATGTGGATCCTTCGATGGTGTTACTGGTCATGGTAATCCTGGCGGTAGCTGCAGCAGTTGTCCTTATAATCAGTTTGGTTCCGGTGATGGTCAGAGTAAAGCATGTAAGAATCGTAGAATGCTTTATATCCTTCAGGAGGGTGAGCTGTTTCCACAGATTCTTTCATTACCTACTGGATCTCTCAAGGAATTCACTAAATATGTGAAGCGTCAGCTCTCAAAGGGAAGAAGACTGAATCAGATTGTTACCAAGATTTCTCTTAAGAAGGCTACCAGCAGTAGTGGGATTACATTTTCACAGGCTGTATTTACCTTCGATAGAAACCTGAATGATGCAGAGAAGGCTGCAGTAGCCAGTCTCACAGAGCAGGTTAAAGCCTATGCTGCTAATTACAATGTAGTGGCACTGATTGGTAATGCGGAAGTACCTTTTGTAGATGCTGAATCTGGCGAAGTGGTGGCACCACTGAACTAAGAATTAATGAAAATATGCGGGGGAGTGGTTTCAGGCTACTCCCTTTGCGGAAAGGATAAATACATGAGTGATTATAAATGTATAACAACGTTCCAAGGCATTAAGGATTACATTGGTAACAGTAAAATAGTTGCTTTTGACTTTGAGACAGCTCCAGCTGAACCGTATCGTGAGCAGGATAAGGCAGCCCTGGATCCTGCAAGATCACATATTGTGGGCTGTAGTTTTTCTGTTGCAGTTGAGACGGGAATATATGTGCCGGTTGATCATAAGCTTGGTTCGAATATAGACAAGACAGATTTCTTTTCATTTTTACGCGAGTTTTTAGCAGATACGTCTATTACTAAGGTTGCACATAATATTTCCTTTGAATCGTGCCAGGCATATCACAAGGGAATTGTAATACAAGCTCCAGTATATGACACGATTGCAGCGGCACAAATGACTCTTAAGAATAAGTATGAGTTTAGAAAACTTACAGACTGTGGACTTAAGAAGCTGGCAGCTGAATTATGTAAGGAACCTTTACCTTCTTTTACAACGGTAACAGGCGGTAAACATTTTGATGAGCTTGATGCGCAGGATGATGAAACATTGAGATATGGTGCAGCAGACTCTGATTATTCTTTGAGACTTTATTATATGTTTAATAACTGGTTCGATAAGTATCTTCCTAATCACAGATGGATAGTGGAGAACATAGAATCTCCTACTGCGGTATATCTGGGAATTATGAAGCATAATGGTGTGCCGGTTGACCTTCCTCTTATGGAAAAGCGCAAGGCTGAAGCTGAAACAGAGATGGAACGCATTCGTCAGGAAATAGCTTTTCTTATAGGTGATGTGAATATAGGTGCTAACTGCAGTACGAAAGCCTTTAAGGATTATCTTTATAAGACTTTAGGTCTTCCGGTTATGAAGGTTACTGCAACTGAAAATGAGGCAGCAGATGATCAGACCATGATAATGCTGAAGGAATGGTGTGATGTGAATAAGCCTGAATTATCACCACTTTTTATATTGGTACAGGAATATCGTAAGTGGGGAAAGATAAAGTCCACTTATATTGATGGATATCTGAAATGGTTAAATCCTGTGACAGGCTGTATACATCCGGATTTCTATGCATTATCTACTGATACAGGAAGATTCAATTGTCAGAGACCTAATGCTCAGAATATGCCGCGTAAGACAAATGATCCAATTGGAGTTCGTTCCTTTATCAAGGCTCCTGATGGCCACGTGATTATAAGTCTAGATTTTTCGCAGATAGAACTTCGTGTTGGAGCTTTTTACTGTAGAGACAAAATCATGATGGAGACATATCAGACAGGTGGAGACATTCATGCCGCTACAACATCCGTAATTTTTGGATGTACTTACGATGAGGCACAGGACAAGCATAGAGAAGGTTACAAAGAGCAGAGAACCATTGCAAAGAATGTTAATTTTGGTACGTTCTATGGACTTTTTCCAAATGGATTACAAAAGACTTTGAAATTTAAGGCTGGTGTAGAAAAGTCTGTGGGTGAATGCGAGGAAATCATAGCAAATCTTAAAGCTGGATACCCTGCACTTACGAACTGGCAGGAAATTACAAAGAAGCAGGCTTCAAGACGTGTTTACACAGAGACTTGGCTTGGCAGAAGAAGATATCTTCCCAATATTCTTAGCGACAATTGGGGACTCAAATCCTTTGCCGAGAGGTGCTCACTTAATACGCCGATTCAAGGTACTGCTGCAGATATTCTCAAATTGGCTATAGGACGTATTCTTGCAGGACTTTCTGAAAGAGAATGGCTTAAGCCTATATTACAGATTCATGACGAACTTACATTTATCATTCCGGCTGAAAAGCAGGATGAAGCAATTGCATTTATTAAGCAGTGTATGGAGGAACAGCCTTTTGAGGCATTTGATTTACCTTTAGTAGCAGAGGCGTCTGCCGGACCTACTTTTGGTGCAATGGAAGAATTGGAGGGATAAGCGATGAATATACAAGCAGAAGATGTTATTAACGCCCTTTTCAATCCTAATGAGAAGGTTTGCCTTCGTGTATTTGCTGACAGAAAGGGAGATCCCTTTTCTGGTCAGAAATACAGTTGTGAGGCTGCAAAGTACAACGATTACACAGATGTATTAAATAAACACAACGCTGTCAACAGAGGCATATTTTATGTGGTTAATCTGGGTGGCGATAACGATAAGGATATTACAAGAATCAATGCTCAGTTCGTGGAAATGGATGAAGGTTCTTTTGAAGAGCAGCAGGCTAAGATTGATACATTTGCATTACCGCCTTCAATGATTATTAGAACACGTAAATCTCTTCATACATATTGGTTCATGAAAGATGCCAAGGTAGAGAGATTTCGTGCTATTCAAAAAGGTCTGGTTCAGCATTTTCATGGAGATCCTGCCTGTGTAAATGAGTCCAGAGTAATGAGATTGCCGGGATTTAATCATTGCAAGCAGGAACCTGTTGAGGTTGTGTGCATTGGCTTTCATCCAGAACGCAAATACACACAGGAGCAGTTAGAAGCGCTTCTTCCTATAGAGGAAGAAGCAGTAATCGAAGTTAAAAAGGGTACAGAAAAAGGACTGAACATTGTCCAGCATGAGTGCGACTTTATTAAGCATTGTAAGGAACATGCGACGGAACTTTCTGAATATGATTGGTATGCGATGATTTCTAATCTGGCTGTATTTGAAGGCGGAGATAAGTTAATTCACGAGCTTTCCATACCTTATCCTGGATACAACGAGTCGGTAACCAATAAGAAAATCAATCATTTTATTGAGTCAGGAACAAAACCTATGACCTGTGCAGTTATAGCAGAAAAAGGTTTTAAGTGTCCGAGATTTGGGGATGGTAGTTGTAGCTGCAAGGCACCGACGGCACTCTGTTATCAGCCTATGGGCGTGACAGGTTTAAGAGATATTTTATCTGGTCTTACGGCAGCAGGTGACGTGGTTGTAGATATGCAGACGGCCATACAGTTTGTTGAGGAATATCTGTATAACGTGGATCCGGCTACTGCAGGAACCATTATCAATTATGAATTGAAGAAAGTTTTTAAGGACTTCAAGGCGGCAGAGTTGAAGGCGCTCATTAGTAGGCAGAAGCAACTGGCTAAGGATTATCAGTCAGGGCAGAAAGCAAGACAGAACAAGCTTGAAGTGTCGGATTTTCAGGAATGGTATGTATCAACTGAAAAGGGATTTAAATTTATGCCTGGCGTATTAGCTGAGCATATGGCAGAGTCTCAGAATGTGTTTTATGCAGCCGAGACCTACTATGTATATCGTAATGGTGTATATGTGGAGATGCCTGAGCTTGAGGCTCAGAAACTTATTCGTGACAAGATGATTTCTACTGAAACCAAGATGAATCAGATTACCGATGCTGAACATCAGTGGAGGATTCTGGTTCAGAAGGATTTGAGAGAGCTGAATGCTAATCCTTTTATCATTAATCTGAAAAATGGTCTGTATAACGTACAGGAGGATGCAATTGTGGAACACACGCCGGATTATTATTCGACGGTTCAGTTGAATGCTTCTTATAATCCTAAGGCTCAGTGTCCGAGATTTAGACAGTATTTAACAGAGGTGCTTGATGCGGATCAAATTCCACTGATACAGGAAATGCTTGGTTATTTCCTGGTGCCTATTACAAGAGCTCAAAAATGCTTTGTCATTGTGGGTGAAGGCGGTGCTGGTAAATCACAGTTGCTTTTGGTTCTTAATCAGGTGTTATTAGGCTCTGAGAATGTAAGTAATGTTTCCTGGCAGGCACTTAATGAGAGATTTAAGACTGCAGAGCTCTTTGGTAAGCTCGCGAATATTTTTGCGGACTTACCTACTAAGAATATTGATGATAACGGGATCTTCAAAGCGCTGGTTGGCGAAGATTACCTCACAGTAGAGAAGAAGAATAGAAATCCGTTCTCGTTCCAGAGCAAAGCAAGACTTTTGTTCTCCTGCAATAACATCCCTAGAAATTTAGGAGATAAGTCAGAAGGATTTTACAGAAGACTTATACTTATACGTTTTGACCATGCTGTACCTGAGGATATTAAGGATCCTAATTTGTTGGAAAAACTCAGAGGCGAGGCTGACGGTATCTTTTTATTTGCATTAGAAGGGTTACGCCGCCTTATTGCTAACAATTATAAGTTTTCTGTTACTGAACGTAATATCCGCGAGCTTAATCAGTACAGAGAGGAAAGCGACAATGTGCTTTCTTTTGTAGGTGAATGTTGTGAGCTTGGTGATACCTACGATTATGGTTCTACAGAACTTTACAATGCCTATAAAGGCTTTTGCGATGACAGCGGTGTTAAACCGTATTCTCAGAAAAACTTTGTAAAGCAGCTTATGGCTAACTTCCCAGGTGTGGATAGAAGCGTAGATAAGCTGGGAAAGAGACGCATTATTACAGGACTTCGTTTTATTCCGGATGACTTTGCATAACCATATCATTGTCATCTGGAAACAGCGAACCCATTAGAATTTGACACATCTGACACGACATTCCCTATCTTTCCAAATATAGATTCAAAAAATAATCATATGCGTGAATTTTTTGAAACTAAAAATCAGTGTAATAGGAATTAATGTGTCAAATGTGTCAGAGCCCTTGATTTACGGGAGGTGTTTTGACAGATGAAGGAAGCAAATATTGTAAAAGCAATATTACGATACTTAAAGACGGTTCCCGGATGTTTTGCTTGGAAAGAGCACGGCGGTATGTATGGAACTGCAGGTATACCGGATATCATTTGCTGTTATTGTGGTTGTTTTTATGGCTTTGAGGTCAAAACCGATACTGGAAAACCTACTATGCTACAACTATCGACAATAAAGAAAATAAATGAAGCTGGTGGCATCGCACTGATTGTAAGGTCGGTGGATGAGGTAAAGGCGGTGATTGGTAATGGCAAAAAGTGATGGAGATCCATATGAAAATCTTGCTAATGCAATTATCGTCACAGCTTGCAATGATTATAGGATGGCATTGAAGAAGATACGAAGAAACCCAAACAACAAAGAAGCAATGAGTGAAGCAATGGAGCTGGAGAGATTCTTTCACTCTCCTTGGTATAGCACACTTACTACTGTAGATGGAGATTTCATTATTAGAAAAATCCGTGCAGAGATTGCAGATGGGAGGTAACTTATGGTAAGTGCAAAAGAGTATCTGAAAAGAGCACATCTTCTTGATAAGCAGATAAATGTGGAAATACAGGAGCTGGAACAACTTCGTAATATGAGAGGTACGATTCAAGGATACAGCTATGGAGAAAAGGTTGGCTCAAATCCTAATCGTAATTGTGAAGCTCCTTTTATCAAGACAATCGAGAAGATATGGGAGTATGAACAGAAGATTGATGCTAAGATTGACAAATTGGTAGATCTTCGTTCGGAAATAAATGCCACTATTGAGAAGATGGAAAATCCTGAGGAAAGACTTCTTCTGAAGTATCGTTATCTTAAGAATGAGAGATGGGAAGATATTTCCTACGAGCTTAATGTATCTTATCGTACAGTACATCGTATTCATGCATCGGCATTAAGTAATTTTATTGTACCGGAATAAGGTTGGCACAATTTGTCCCAACATGGCATAAGCATATATGTTATTATGATAGTGTCGAAAGTAGGACAAAACGAAGAGCCTTGAGCGAGATAAATCGCCCAGGGCTTTTTTTATGGAAGGAAGTGAGCACGTGCCTTATAGGAGTAACATACCGTGTAAACATCCTGGCTGTGCAGCACTTATTCCGCATGGTCAGATGTATTGTGAGGAACATAAACCTTTACACACAAAGGACAGAACTCATGCAGCAGAACGTGGCTATGGTGTCAAGTGGCAGCGTGAGAGAAGGAAGTTCTTAGAGAGCAATCCATTCTGTGTGAAGTGCTATGAAGAAGGTCGTATCACTATGGCTACAGTCGTGGATCATATCATACCACACCGTGGAGACCAGAAACTCTTCTGGGATAGATCGAACTGGCAGCCTTTATGTGAGCATCATCATAATGTAAAGACAATGACGGAAGATAGATATGTGGAGTACAAGTTTTGAGAGTGAGGGTAGGGGGTATCTAAATCTCTACAGCCCTTAGGCTCCAAGACCGGCGCCCCCTCTTCTGTGTAAAATCGCGAAATGGAAGACGGGGGTACATAACTACAAGTTTACCTCAGAGGTTAATTTCTTTCTTGACAAATTCAGCATATAATGTTATTCTTAATTTACCTCAAAGGTAAATTAAGAAAGAGGTGATGTATTGGACATTACGTACAAAAATAATAAAATTCAAAAAGTTTGTACGGATGCCAAAGTTGCTGATAGAACCTATGGAAATGAGATGTCTGAAAAAATACAAATGCGAATAGATGAAATATCAGCTGCAGATACTGTGGAGGAAATGATAAAATACCACATTGGTAGATGTCATCCGTTAACCAATAATCGTAAAGGTCAATATGCAGTAGATTTGGTACATCCGTATAGATTGGTTTTTGAAAAGCATGGTAATGAAATTCAAATAGCTCATATAATGGAGATAGTTGATTACCATTAGGAAGGAAAATGAATAGGAGGTAGCACAATGGTGAGAAGTCGCAGTTATATTGCAACACCACCAGGAGCGACAATTAAGGAACAGCTTAATGACAGAGGGATGAGTCAGAAAGAGTTTGCAGTTAGAATGGATATGTCTGAGAAACATATCAGCAAACTAATCAACGGGGATGTTCAGTTGACTCCAGAGGTGGCTGTTAGATTGGAAATGGTACTCGGAGTACCGGCAAAGTTTTGGAATAATTTAGAGGCTATTTATAGGGAGAAGTTGATAAAAGTCGAGGCAGAAAATGCAATGGACGCAGATGAAGCTTTGGCAAAACAACTTCCTTATAGTGAAATGGCAAAATTTGGGTGGGTTCCTGAAACAAGGGATTCAAAGGAGAAAGTTGTAAATTTAAGAAAATACTTTGAAGTAGTAGAGCTTTCTTTGCTAGAAAATAATCAGATAACAAGAATTGCGTGCAGGCGATTGGCAGTAACAGAAAAAAGTGATTTTGCGTTGATGGCTTGGGCACAGGAGGCAAAGATAAAAGCAAGAAATATAGAGACATCACCAATTAACATAAAAGAGTTGATTGGAATAATTCCGGAAATAAGAAGTATGACAATTCTAAAGCCAAAGGAGTTTTGTCCAAAGTTAAAAAATATGTTGGCTGAGTGTGGAATAGCGCTTGTTTTTTTACCACATCTAAAAGGATCGTTCTTGCAAGGAGCTTCTTTTATGGATGGAAATAAGATTGTTGTTGGCTTGACAGCAAGAGGAAAGGATGCAGATAAGTTTTGGTTTAGTCTTTTCCATGAATTGGCACATATTATTCTTGGTCACATTGGGCAGGCAGATGGGACATCTGATAAGGATGAAAAAGACGCTGACTCTTGGTCAAGAGATACTCTGATTTCAGAGGATGTATTTGTTGAATTTACAAGTAGAAGAAATTATTCAGCAACCAGTGTTTGCGAGTATGCAAAGAAAATAGGAATAGCACCTGGCATTCTTGTTGGAAGACTTCAAAATGAAGGCTGCATTAAACACAGCATGCTAAATGATTTAAAAGAACATTATGAAATCGCGGTGTAAAGCGAATGATATATTATGATTTAAAGCATCAGGAAACTGGTGCTTTTTTTGTGCAAAAAAGTAAGGAAGGAGGGGATCCCGATGGCAGGAAGAAAGCCAAAGCCTACAGCGGTTAAGAAGCTGGAAGGTAATCATGGTAAAAGAAAATTGAATACTAAGGAGCCGATTCCAGCAAAGGGAATGCCTGACTGTCCGGATTGGTTATTGCCTGAGGCTAAGAAAGAGTGGGAACGATTAGCTGATTTGATGAATCAGATGGGTGTTCTTACGGAAGTGGATATGGCAGCATTTGCTGCGTATTGTCAGTCTTATGCTAGATGGAAAGAGGCTCAGGAACATATTTCTTCAGAGGGTTCAACCTTTGAAACAGATAAAGGATATCAGCAGCAGACACCTTGGGTTGGGATTGCAAATACCAATCAGAAGCTGATGCTGCAGGCGGCATCCGAGTTTGGGCTTACGCCTTCATCCAGGTCGCGTATTGTGGCTGGTAGTGCAAAGGGTAAGGAGCCGGAAGATGAGATGGAGGCATTGCTTGGGGGTGATTCTTAATGGCAAAGGAACCAAGACCAAAGGGCTATCCAAAGCTTAAGAATTATAAACCTTCCCAGTTTATGCTTCCGACTTCTCATTATGATAAGAAGAAAGCAGACAGAGCTGTTACTTTTATTGAGAATCTTTGTCACACGAAAGGTAAATGGGCTGGAACGCCATTCTGGTTATTACCGTGGCAGGAGCAGCTCATTAGAGATATTTTTGGAATTGTAAAACCTGATGGAAACAGGCAATTTAGAACAGCATTTGTGGAAATATGTAAGAAGGTAGGTAAGAGCGAGTTGGCAGCCGCTGTTGCTCTATATTTACTGTACGCAGACAATGAGCCTTCAGCAGAAGTGTATGGAGCAGCAGCTGACAGACAGCAGGCATCCATCGTATTTGATGTAGCAAAGCAGATGGTGGAGATGTCACCGGCTTTGATGAAAAGGAGCAAGCTGATGGGAGCCACCAAGCGTATTGTGAATTACAGCAACGCCGGATATTATCAGGTGCTGTCAGCAGAGGTTGGCGGTAAACATGGCTTTTCGGTAAGTGGGTTGGTGTTTGATGAAATTCATACGCAGCCAAACAGGCAACTGTATGATGTCCTTACCAAGGGCTCATCTGATGCGAGACAGAATCCGCTTCACTTTATTATTACGACTGCTGGTAATGACAGACATTCCATTGCATATGAACTTCATACCAAGGCGGTGGATATTCTGGAAGGCAGACGTGTGGATCCGACTTTTTATCCTGTGGTCTACGGACTTAAGGACGATGAGGACTGGGAAGATAAGGCAAACTGGTACAAGGTAAATCCTTCGCTGGGATATACCGTTGATATTGAAAGACTGAGAGATGCATACAGAGAAGCAAAGCAGAACCCGGCGGATGAGGTTACCTTCAAGTGGCTCCGCTGCAATATGTGGGTAAGCTCAACAGTTGCCTGGATTCCTGATGCGATTTATATGAGAGGCAATGAGCCGATTGATATGGACGCACTTGCTGGCAGAGATTGTTATGCTGGTTTGGACTTATCGAGTACCGGTGATATAACTGCGTTGGTGCTGATATTTCCACCAAGGGATGAGGATGAGAAGTATGTGCTTTTGCCGTACTTTTGGATTCCGGAGGAAACTATACCAAGAAGAGTGAAAGCTAATTCTGTTCCGTATGATATTTGGGAGAAGCAGGGTTATATCATGTCCACCGAGGGAAATGTGATTCATTATGATTTCATCGAGAAGTTCATTATGGACTTATCCGAGAAGTATCACATTTTGGAGATTGCAGTGGATAGATGGAATGCGACTCATGTAATCCAGAACATGGAAGATAATGGACTAACAATGGTTCCGTTTGGACAGGGTTTTGCTTCTATGTCAGCTCCTACAAAGGAATTTTATAGACTGCTTATGGAAGGCAAAATCATTCATGGCGGTCATCCGGTAATGAGATGGATGGCAGGAAATGTGGTAGTTGATACGGATCCTGCTGGAAATATAAAGGATACTAAGGCGAAATCAAAAGAAAAGATTGATGGTATTGTTGCCGCAATCATGGCTTTGGATAGAGCGGTCAGACACGAAGGCGAAAGCGGAAGTGTTTATGATACGAGAGGGTTATTGGTGTTTTGATGAAGATAATTATTGCAGGTGTGCTTATTTTGATTGTATGTGTGATTGCACTTGCAATCATTGGCTTTGTACAGACAGTAAGAGCATGGAATGAGATTTTCAGATAAGGAGAATGTGAAGTATGGGATTATTCAATAATATAAGCAGCATATTTCGTGGGAGGGATGCACCCACAAACAGAACATCGGGAAGGGACACTTCACATAAGGAAGTGTCCCTTGGGCATTTATAAGTATTTGTAAAGACGGTTGGCTATGATGAATTTGTAGGAAAACTAAATATAACGGAGGAAACTACAATGAAATCTTTGTTTGAACAGTTAGGTGGTAGTTATAGTAAACAAAGCAATTATCTTATTCCAAATCTTGCACATCCTAAGAGTAAAGAAACCGATATTGGTATTTATGGGCAACGGCATTTGAGATATTTACAAGAGTATCGTAGGTTGACTTATATCAATTTACTTACAAGCGGAGTGCTTAATGATTATCTTTCCGAGATTGACAAACAAGCACGAGAAAGATTTTCTCGGATTGTGGAGCAGATGAAACAAGCACAAGTAATGACCGAACGGTTAAAAGGAAATAATTCTATTGAGTGGGTAAAAAGAATGAATTGTATTCGTCAGCAGGCAGAGGAAACTGTTTTGAGAGAATTGATTTATACTTAA